ATGCCCTAACAATCGATCCTTCTGAGAATTTGTTTGATTTCTCTGTCGCCGGCGAACCCGCCGATCTCAAGGGCAACATTTCAAACGCAAAAACCGCATCTTATGTCGCAGCTTCAGGCGTCGACGGAACAGTGGCAAGTGCATCTTTCGCACACACAGCATCTTATGTCGCTGGGCAAAGCGTCTTCGGAACAGTTGATACTGCACACACCGCATCCCACTACGTCGAGACAGACACTCTTGAAACAGTCCTTGCTCGTGGAAACACATCAGCCGGCTCCATGTTTGTGTCGACCCTCACCGCATCTGCAATTGAGGCACGAGGACATTACTTGCCCGACACCGACGCAGCTTATGATATTGGCTCTGCAGACAAGCAAATTAGAGATCTCTACATTTCCACAGGATCTATCATTTTCGGCGGAACCCATAAGATAGAGGTCAATAGAAACACAAATACTTTTAATTTCGATGCCCCCGGCGCCGAAGGAATAACAGTCCCTTGTGTGGATCATGTGAATGGTTATGACTATCAAGACGGCACAATCCTTTACGACAAACAGAATAAAGCTTTCAAGTTTAGACAAGACGGCGAATGGACAACGATGGCGCAAGAGCCTAACGCCGGCGGAGGCAGCTCTACACCTGTGCCAACTGCAGGTTCAGGCATTTTCGTTCTCACAGACGACGGCGATGGCCCCAACAGAGATTTACTTGTCGAATACACTAACAATTCAGTCGCATACTCAGGAAAGACACTTTATCTTGCAAACATCGAAACCAACCCTGTTGGCCCATTCTGTCTCGGCGCAAAGTTCTACTTCAACGAAGGTGGAGTTTGGCACCCGTCACACTTTTACAACACAGACGCTCAAAACTCTTCCCCATCACCACCACCATCGGTCTTTCCCGATATGAACGACATTCTTTCTCTCGATGGTGCTCGCACTGAGGATAGAGCCGTTCTCAATGGTTTGCATCAAAATGCGGCATCTTATGCTGGACGTGCTATTTACTTAAGTAGCACCGGAAGCCCACCAATTGGCGAATTCGTTTATGAGAACAAGTATTACTTTAACGAAGGTGGCATTTGGTTTGCAAGTACTTTCCATGCACACTCTGGAGATTAACAATGGCAGATAATAAAAAAGAAAACGTAATAACTTTTGAGCCGTCAACAATTGAAACGGTTGATGTCGCCATGTTTGAATGGTTAAACGAGAATATGGACCTTCACACCTTGTCAAACAGGGGATACAAAAAGGTTCCAGTCATCTGGGTTTCAGCAGAACGTGCATATCAGGCAAAGAGAAGCAAGGAGATGAGGGATAAAGAAGGCGCCCTCATATTACCCCTAATTTCTCTGGAAAGATCTGGGTTTGAAAAAGACTCAACAAACAAAGGTGTCGCATGGGCTAACATTCCACCCAATCCAGATGCCAAAGGCGGCGCCTTTACCATTACTCGCCCGATCAAACAGAGCAAGACGGCAAATTTTGCAAATGCAGATGCGAAGAAGAAAACAGGGCAAATAAACTTCCCAAGGAAGAATAAAAAAATTGTGTATGAAACAATATCTATTCCTTTTCCCGTATCCATCAACGCGAACTACTCTATCAAGCTCAGGACAGAGTATCAGCAGCAAATGAACGATCTTATTCAGCCATTCATGACATATACCGGGAACATCAACTATTTCAAGATCAGAAAAGATGGCCACGTTTACGAGGCATTCATGGACGGTTCTTTTAATTCCGATAGTAATGTTGAAAACATGGGCGAAGACGAGAGAATGTATGAGACTGAAATAAACATTCGAGTTTTAGCTTACTTAGTTGGCGAGGGATCTAATCAAGAGAAACCCACCGTTGTCCGAAGGGAAAACGCAGTCGAGATTAAAATCCCACGAGAAAGAGCCATGCTCAACGAAGACGATTTCGATCTTTTATAGAAAAAACCCACTTAATATCCATAAAAAAGACTTTTTCTGCTTTTGAAACTATTAAACACTAATTAATATGGTATATAATAGTCGTGTTGCGGCCCTTTAAGTAGTCACGCACCCAAAGAGGAGAAATTAAAGATGTCAGCTAAAAAATTTAGATTTGTATCCCCCGGTATTTTCATGAATGAGATTGATAAATCTCTTTTACCAAGAGAAGGAGCAGACGTTGGTCCTGTCGTTATTGGTAGAACCGAACGTGGCCCCGGCCTGCGTCCAGTTACTGTTAACTCATTCTTGGAGTTCACACAGATTTTCGGTAATCCCATCCCAGGTGGTGACAGCGAAGACGTTTGGAGAAACGGCAACCGCACTTCCCCCACTTACGCTTCTTATGCAGCTCGTGCATGGTTGAAGAACGGCTCGCCGCTAACAGTAGTTCGCGTCCTCGGTGACGGTCAAGATGATCCTACAGTTGATGGTGCAGCAGGTTGGGAGACAGAACACTCTCCTAAAACAGTCGCACTTACCAACGGTGGCGCTTTCGGACTATATGTGATGCCATCAGCTTCTGCTGACGCTACAGATGTAACAGGCACCCTCGCAGCTATCTGGTATTTGGACGAAGGTTCAATCCGCCTCAAGGGTACTGGCCAAGAAGACACTGTTGTTGGCGCATCCGGCTCCGGTGGTTCCGAACTCGTTATGAGTAACGGCGCAAACTTTCAATTTCAAGCAGTTGTTGAAGATAAAAATCAAGTTGCAGTGTTGACTGCATCTTTTAACTTCGGTAACAACTCCGACAACTACATCAGAAAACAATTCAACACCAATCCAACACTTCTCGGTTCGGACAATGACTCTTCTATAGAGTATTTTTTGGGTGAGACTTTCGACAGAAACCTCAACGATGTCTTAGGCACCGCCGCCTCCGCCGAAGGAAAAGCCATGGCTTTCATCGTTGGTCTTAAAGGTGCTGATTCAAGAAGAACAGATTCCGCACCCGCAGAATCAGGCATGGTGATCTCTCAGGACACCGGCCCAACGTCTTCCTTCGATCCTTCAGCTCAGCAGGAATTATTTAAATTTGTTGCCCTCGACAGTGGCGAATGGATTAACTCTAATGTTAAGATCTCCATCGCAGACATCGCAGCCCCAACAAACCCTGATTTCAATGAGTTTGGTACTTTCACTGTCGAAGTTCGCGATGCGCGAGATACTGACGGTAAAAAACAGGTTTTGGAAACATTCACAGGATGCAACCTTAATCCCAACTCCTCCAACTATATTGGAGCTAAGATTGGTAACAAATACGCCACTTGGAGCGACACAGACCGTCGCTTTACTGAGTTTGGTGACTACGAAAACCAGTCGAAATACGTTTATGTTGATACCTCACTGCTAGACAATGGTGGTATTAAGCCTTCCCTCCTTCCTTTCGGTTTCAAAGGCCCTAAGACTTATGTTACTGCAACAGGGACAATCAACACTGCAACGGGACTGAACGCATTCTTGCTTCCAGGCATCCCTCACGCACCGGCCACTGGTTTTATTACAGGCGGCCTCGCCGCAGCAAACCCATTCAGACTCGAAGGCCCACAAATGGCTCTTCGACTTAGCTCCTCCACAGGCGGCTTCTCGGACCCAACTGCAGCATACTTCGGTTTGACTACAGACCAAGATGGTAATACACGCTACGAAGGCTCTTACTCTGATTTGGCCCGTATGTTGCCTTTGGTTCAAGACGCTTACAAAACAGACACTTTTACTTTTAGTTTGGATAACATATCTTATGTTTCAAGCTCTGCAACAGGCATTGTTCAAAACCAAGCAAAGTACGCCACTGGCGAACGTGCCGATGGTGAGTCCATCACTGCTGGTGGACCTACTCCAGACGTTCCTTCTGGCGGCGTGGCTGCTGGATTCGAAAACGTCCTCGACGCTGGCTTTAACCAGTTCACAATGCCTTTAGTTGGCGGCTTCGACGGAATGGACATCACTCATCGTGACCCATTAGCCAACGCTTTACTAAAAGAAGAGAACGAAACAACAAGTTACGCTTTCAACTCAATCAAGAGAGCAATCGACTCAGTATCAGATCCAGAAGTTGTCGAGATGAACCTCGCAGCAATTCCCGGTATCACAAACGAGTCATTGACTAACCATTTGATTGAAACATGTGAACAACGCGCAGACGCCCTAGCAATTGTTGACCTTCCAGGTGGCTATGAGTCAGAATACGAATACAACACAGGTGCTGAAGTCGGTTCTGTCGACGATACTGTTCGCACATTAAAGATCCGAGCAGTAAACAGCAGCTATGCTTGCTCTTACTACCCTTGGGTGCAGACTAAAGACGAATTCGGTTCTGGAAGAATCTTCTGGGCACCGCCTTCAGTCGCAGCTCTCGGAACTTTCGCAAGCAACGATAAGAAGTCAGCACCATGGTTCGCACCAGCCGGCTTTACTCGAGGCGGCCTCTCCGACGGCGCAGCAGGTATCCCTGTCATCGGCGTTCGAGAACACTTAACCCGCAAAGAGCGAGATAAGCTCTATGACAACAACATTAACCCAATCGCCAAGTTCCCAGCAGAAGGCATCGTTATCTTCGGTCAGAAGACAATGCAAGCTACTCCATCTGCACTTGACCGTGTGAATGTACGTCGTATGCTCCTTCACGTTAAGAAGGGCATTTCGAACATCTCTTCCACTCTCTTATTCGACCAGAATGTTAAAACAACATGGGCTCGTTTCTTGGGTGAGGCAGAACCGTTCTTGAGAGACGTCCAAGCACGACTCGGCTTAACAGAGTATAAGATTGTTTTAGATGAAACAACTACTACTCCAGACTTGGTTGACCGTAATATCATGTATGCTAAGATTTTCTTGAAACCTGCACGTTCCATCGAATTCATCGCAATCGACTTTGTAATTCAAAGAACTGGTGCATCTTTTGAAGATTAAAGGTAAGTGATACTATTTATTTGTGAAGACTAATTCATAAGGAGAACTTAAAAAATGGCAAATTTCTGGACAAGCCCCAACCGCGACCCTAAAAGGGCATATAGATTCTTAGTCAACTTGGCTGCATTTGATGGAGGCGCACAATGGTACGCCAAATCAGCATCGAAGCCGAAGTTTACGGTATCCAACACTGAACACAAATATATTAACCACACATTCAACTATCCCGGACGAGTTACCTGGGATCCAATTACGATTACTGTTGTTGATCCCGTTGATCCCAACGCAGCTCGTCAGGCAGCAGAACTTCTTCAAGCTTCCGGATATTACATTCCAGGCAACGAGAACGCCGAGATCACCACTATCAACAAGAAGCAAGCAGTCGCTGCACTGAAGCGTGTTGAGATCATACAGATCGGTGAAACAGACGACGACATTTTGGAAAAGTGGGTTCTTAACAATGCTTGGGTAGAATCGGCAACCTTCAGTGAGCTTTCTTACGAAACCGAAGATTTAAGCACTATTGAGTTTTCCATTCGTTTTGATTGGGCAGAACTTGAAACAAAGGACGCCGACGGAGATACCCACCAGTTCTTCACGACGAACAATACACCTACATCCAACACCTAATCAGTAAAGCACAAGAGAAAGGGGTGACTAATGTCATCAACTAGAAATAACCAAGAGAGGCTCTCCGGCACCGAATCCGAAGCCTCTAATCAGTCACAAGTACAGCAAGAAGACTCAAACGTGCAAACATTGAACTTCTCAGTTCCCACTGAGTTTGTCGATCTGCCGTCCAAAGGGCTTTTCTACCCGCCAGAGCATCCACTCCATGGCGTTGAGACTGTGGAAATTAGACACATGACCGCAAGGGAAGAGGATATCCTAACCTCTCAAGCTTTAATCCGCAAGGGCAAAGCCATTGACCGGATGTTACAGAGTGTCCTAATTAACAAAAACGTCCAAGTAAGAGACTTACTTATAGGCGACAAAAATGCTTTAACCGTGGCCGCCCGTGTAACGGGTTATGGCGCAGATTACATCACAAAAGTCACCTGTCCTGCCTGTTCTACAGAGCAACAATTTGACTTCGATTTAGCCGATCCTACTTTGACTGGCGCCTCATTTGACCGAGAAAGTATAAACGAGCATCTCGATGGTGTCGAAATGACAGAAACGAACACATTTTTGGTTGAACTCCCAAAGAGTAATCACACTGTTGAGTTGAAGATGCTTACAGGCGCCGACGAGGAGAGACTTTCAAATTTTCAAAACCAAAAAGAAAAAACCGGCAAATCTCAAACCTCAACTGTCCTAACTGATACTCTAAAGTCTATTATCACTGCAGTTTCGGGAATTAAGGACAGAAAACAAATAAACCAGTTTGTCGATAACATGCCAGCTATGGATTCTCGCTATTTGCGAGGCATATATCAAAAACTGATACCAAACATTGACATGACTCAGCGTTTTAACTGCAATACATGTGACCACGAACAGGACCTGGAGGTTCCTGTCACTACGGACTTTTTTTGGCCTCAGCAATGATTATATTGAATCGGTTTACGAAGAAATATTCGCATTAAAATATCACGGTAATTGGCACTTTCAAGAAGCATACTCACTGCCTATTCAGATTCGCAGATGGTTCTTAGAACGACTACAAAAACAAAGAACTGCAGAAAACGAGGCTGTTGAAAGCTCGGCCCGTGGAAGAAAATAGAGAGAGATTTTATAAGTCCTCTCTATTTTGCTTTATATACTAATTATATTGTGATATAATATACCCTTGGAGGTTTTGTAATGGAAGACGAATTACAAGAATATACAATTAATTTAAACGCCGCAAAGAGTGGCGAGATAAACGAGAGTTATCTTAGAATGTTTGGATCTGCTATTAAGTCGATCATGAACTCTATGTTTGGTGGCTCATCTGTTCCCGTAACTGTGAAAGGAAGCCAATCTCAAGTTCGCGACTTCGCAAAGGTTCTGGGGAAAGAGAAAAAGTATTTAGATACCTATAGAAAGTTTGGACTCGACAACCCTCGGACCTATCGCAGTCGATATGGCCTCGACTCGGCGGTCAAGAAGTTTGAGAGATCAACCAATCTAAAGTGGCCCTTCAAATAATAGGAAAACGATCATATGCCACCACCAGGAACAGACCCAATAGCAGCAGCCCTGCTTGCCTTAAATGCATCGATTAAAGAGCTTAAAGACTCCGTTGAGGACCAGACGAGCCAGCAGTCACCTGCTAAGCAATCTAGTCAAAACAAGGAAGTTGCAAGAAAAGCTAACAAAGAATACATCGATTCTCTTAGAGAGCAGATAGAACTTGAGGAAGATCAGGAGAAGCTTACAAAACTCTTAATAGAGTCAAAGTTGGCCCAAATTGAAAGCGAAAAGCTGAGTACCAGATCTAAAGCGGAACAAGCAGCTGCGATTAAAGAACTAAAAAAGGATATAGAGGATTTAACCGCCGAAATTGATGATAACACCAGAGCGCAAAAAGAAGCCTCTGAAGCAGGTGCTGGACTTGCAGATCGTTTTGCAAACCTGACTGGTGTCAACAAGGACTTTACCAAGTCCATGGCCGGCCAAGTAATGGCAGTCTTGAAGGGTGGTAAAGGCTTAGAACAATTCTCCAAGCACATGATAAAAACATTCACCCCACTGAATGTTTTTTCTAGCATTGGCCAGAAAGCTTTCGAAACCACAGCACTTTACGCAACAAGACTCTTTACAGAAATGGATTCAGGACTGGCCCAGTTCAACGCAGCCTCTGGCGCCGCAGGAAAGTTCGATGAAGAACTTGCCAAGTCAGCCTCCACGATGGTTGAGTATGGGGTCAATTTAGGCGCCATCGGTGGCGCTTTAAATACATTAAGGCAAGCATTCCCAGATAGAGAATTGGGCGACCAGAGCGTACAGGTGGCCGAATCCTTCGCACTGTGGGAAAAGTCAGGCATCTCCGTCGATGCCGCAACAAAGTCTTACACATCACTCCGTCGCTCCTATAAAATGTCGAGCGAAGATGCCATGGGCTTACAGAGAAATATTATGGCCCTCGGCGACCAGATCGGCGTAGGCGGCCCAAGAATGATTGCAGATTTCGCTGCAGCTGCCCCTCGTCTTTCTATCCATGGCAACAACATGGAAAACGTTTTTAAGAGAGTTGCATCAGCATCATCTCAGTTGGGACTTGAAATTGATGACGTCCTCAGCCTTGCAGAAGGTTTTCAAACATTTGAAGGCTCAGCTCAAGCTGCTGGCCAGTTAAACGCTGTTTTAGGCGGCGGTTTTATTAACAATCTCGACCTTATGAACGCAGCTTTCGAAGATCCAGCTAAAGCTGCGATGATGATTAAAGACGCATTCACCTCAGCTGGAGAATCAGTTGAATCACTCGGCCCAGCAGGGGTCAAAGCTGCAGCAAAGGCTGCAGGATTTAGTGATGTTGGTAAATTTACTTCCTTTTTGAATGGCGAAATGGATGCTGCAGAACTTGCAGCAGACGAAGGCTTAGAAATGCAAAAAGATATGCAAGCATCAGCTAAAAGATCGATGACCGCAACGGAAAGTATCGATGTTGCAATAAAAGAACTTTTTGCCCCCTTGATGCCGGTGATGCAAGACCTCGCGGAACTTATTAAGAAAAGTCCAAAAGCATTAAAAGCTGCAGTCGTCCTTGGCGCCCCAATCATAGGTAGCCTCATTGGACTGATGGTCGCCAAAGCTTTAGCTGGCCCATTCGCAGCAACAGTTGGAAACATAATTGCTTCTCGCATAAACCCCACAGGAAATACCGGAGGTGGTGCCGCCGGCGCCCCATTCGGCGGCGGCGCTTTTAAGTGGGGATCTACAATGACCAGTGGGGCAAAAATGATGACTGGAATGGCTGCCCTTGGTGCCGTGGCTACCGTCGGCAAAGATGTTGTTGATCTGGCCAACGGCGATACCTCGTCTGGAAATACAGGCGCCTTGGTAGGCTCTGTAGTTGGCGGCGCAATCGGCGCATTTGCAGGTCCAATGGGACTTGCTCTTGGTGTTACACTTGGAAATTCAGCCGGCCAAATGTTTGGAGAAATGCTCGACGAAAAAGATAAAAAAGCAGACGCCAAGATAGAAAAAAAGTTAAGCCCAGAGGCCATTCGCCACAAAGAGTTGATGGACGTGCTTGAAGCACAGTCAAAAAGAAGCCAAAACGTCAAGGTGCAACTGGACGTAGATGAGTTTGCTTACAAAAAGGGCTTCAAACTTTCAACAGCAGAGATATTCAACGGGGGATAAGAAATGTCAAAATCCAACAAATCAATAGATCACGGTCAGGGAAGATATTCAGACGGATCAGATGCACTTTATCAGCGGTTCTTCATCCAGCTGCAGCACCTCCCAACAATGCAGAGTGTGTTCTTCAAGGCATTCCTGACTCAGTTCGAAGATCAATACACTTCCGAATGGCAACCGGAGCAACTCTTCGGCCGCATGGACCCGATAAGATCCTTCAGAGGCACTCAAAGAATGATTACTTTAGGGTGGGATGTTGTTGCTGCAAGTCTAGACGAAGCAGCACACAACTTGACAAACTGTTCTACACTCTTGTCAATGCTGTATCCATCCTACGATCACTCAGCTAAGGCTAAACCAGCAAACAATAACGGCACAGAGCAGGTGAAAAACAAAAAAGCCCCAGGCAATCTTACGACACAGAAAGCAGAGGGCGAAGTCAAAAAGTCTCAAAAAGCAGGACCAAAACAGAGTCAAGGAAACGCATCGACTATTCATTCTGCGCCTTTATTCCGTATTAAATTTGCAAACCTAATTCAGAGTACAAAAGGCACAGACATTCCAAACACGGCCATTGAGTCCGGTCTTGTGGGAACAATAGATGGCCTCACTTATGCTCCAGATCTCGAGGCCGGCTTCTTTGATCCTAAAGTCGCAGGAACAAGCGTCTTATACCCTCAGACGATTCAATTGTCGTTCGGGTTTCATGTCTCTCATGATCATCCTCTTGGGTGGAACACAGGAACACCCGCCAAACTACGAGCTGGCAACGTCTTTCCTTATCCAAGCACCGCGCACACTTCGAAGAAAAAATAGGAACATAACAAATGTCAAGATATAAAAACACAACGGTAAAGATTAATGATTCGGAGCTTTACAAAAAGCTTAGAAAAGAAAGAGGAATCCCAGGAGGACTAACTCAGTATAATCTTACTAGACTCCCAAAGTTGACGGTCACGGACGTTGAAACCATTACTTCGATTGGCCATGTCTGGACCACAGGAGATAGACTTTTTAAACTGGCTGATAAGCACTATGGTGATCCCAAGCTCTGGTGGATTATTGCATGGTACAACAACAAGCCCACCGAGGGCCACTTGTCTGTCGGCGATTTGATACAAATACCTCTCCCTCTCGATAGGGTGTATGGTCTGTTAAGGATGTAGCAAACACATGAATTTTTTAAAAGACGTAATCATTGAAGATGAGCATTTTAACAAAGCAACATTTCGATTTAAAGGCAATTACGGCGCCAAAGCCGGCTTCATAAATTATAAAGTTACATGCATCAATTTTGTCGGCAAGACTGACCTCACAGTCAAAGAGGGCAACGGCGTTCGCGATTACGTCCCCGGATCCGATCCGCCGTTGACTTTCAATAAAGAACATGTTTTAGATATACTCAAAGATAAAATATACGCCGAAGACATAGGCCAACCAAAACCAAAAGATTTTAAAACATGGTGGGACGGCGCAGCCACGTCCCCTTTCTTTGATACCGACAGAGAAGAACGCTCAAAACACAAACTATGGGACCCGGCCCAAGCGCCTTCGAACATGAGCACTATCGTGTCCGGAAATAGCACAGATAGATCGTATAAATACGGTCGGGAATTCACTGCGGACTTCTTTAAAGACGCCTTTAAAGACAAGCCTAACATAAAAGTCGAAGCGGGCGATGGCGCCGCATATTTTCAGTGGAGCGTAGAATCATCTAAATTCCAAGATAAACCTCGACCCCATTTCCCAACCGACGCTGGCGCCAAATGCAAGAGCCTTACTTTCGAATTTCCAATCGCCATTGATTTTAATTCCGGTGATGGCCAGCTTGGCCAGCTTGATCTTGAAAAGATTTACACAAAAGTCGACGTCGTTACCCCCACCACGGCCGTTGCAGAATTGGGAACTCAAATCGACGCGATTTCTATGGCCCTATTCCTGGCCTCAGATCCCGTCGTTAAAAAGTTATCCGCAGACCACCTACAACTTGTCGACCCAAATAATCCCCCACAAAGCAAAGAATTCAACGAAGAGGTCCTCAAAAGCCCACCCGACATCGTCGCAAAATATGCTTTCGGCGACCCAGAAATCTACGACGGGATTGCAGCATATGTACCGTACATGTTTGTTGGTATTGGTGATCAAGAGAAGTTCGATGCGCTCATCGCCGCGGCCCTTAATGCATCAATCTCCGACGGCGCAGGCACTGGCCTTACCGAAGCTCAAAAGAAAAGTCGTCTACCGCTTAACGAGCAAGCCATTCTTCTTTACAGACTGGGTTCGTTGTTAGAAAGTAACCGTAAAAAGAGAAACAAGGACGAGTATGATAGGTTCTCCACATTGGAAGTGAAAAAGGCAAAGGAGATAGAAGTTTTGGTAAACTATCTTACCCTCCCCGAAAACGTGTCTTCTGTGTTTGAGAAGATCAGGCCCATCCACTTGTCGGCCATCATCCCAAGAGTGCGCCTGTATAAGAAGTATCCATTCAACGCCAAGCGACTCGCAGCAGGTAAAGGAAAGAAAGACAAAGAACCTGTCTATATAGAATACGAGTTCGAAGAGCACATCCGCCCCGACATGTTAAGTAGCACACTCACCACGAACACTGGTGTAGGTCTTGAATCTTTCAGTTGGTCCTTCGACGGCGAAAACCCAGTTGCCGCAGTGAAGCAAATTTCCGCACAATTGAAAATGAGAGCCCAAAGCGTCAACGCACTGGAAGAGTTGAGGGCGTCTTCAAACTCTTCAAATTCAAATTTCAGAACTTATGCATTCTCAGACATTTGGATTCCAGAAAGCCGCCGCAAAGAAAATAACGGAGTTCGAAGTAACGCCTCTGATGACGCCCAGAAAAAAAACTATGAACAAAGAAAGATCGAAAGCGCAGAAACAAGAATTGAGATTGAATATGGGATTGACCCGAGCAATCAAATTTTTAAAACCCAAGACGGCAAAGAGATCGCGAAGACCCTCAAGTCGTTGAGATTGGTTATAAATCTTTCTATAGCAAAATACGAGATAGACCTGCGCGACGATGGTTCTGTCGGCATCACTTGTGATTTCATTGGCCGCCTCGACGCCTTGGCAAAAGACCCATCCGCAGGAAATATCCTTCCGAACCAAGAATTCACTAACGAGCAAAAATCCGCTTTTCTGGGAGAACGCCTATCCGCCGGCACAACAGTGTCCACGATCCAACAAAGGTTAATAAAAATGGAAAAAAAAGAGATGGAGTTTTTACAGCAGCAACACAGAAATCCCCACCGTTATTCTGCTGAAACCATCGCCGAAAGAAAGGAAGGATATCACAAAATGAAAAAGGAACTCGAAAAGCAGAAAAAAAGGCTAACTAACACTTTTGACCTCAATACCGGCACCAGCGCCAGCGCCCAAAACGCATACCTCAAGGAAATGGCCGCAAATGAATTTAGCAAAATAAAGCTTTATCGAACCATCTTGAATGGTCTTTTAGAAAAGGATTGTGTTAACACCATTGTCATTGATCCAAGTAATATCGCTTTAACTCATGAAGAATTAAAGACCAAGAGCAACGCACTGCAAATCGTCCACAATCAGGAAATGACCAACGAAGAAAAGGCCTTCACCTACAGAAACGAAAAAGGCGTTCCCGCCTCAAAGCAGGAGCTGGTTAACGAGTTCGATATCCTCTCCAAGAGGCTTAAAAAAGATATCTTTCCCAAATACACCTCGGACGCATATCTCATAAGGTTCTTCTACTTTGGAGACTTAATAGATGTTGTTTTAGATAATATGTACGAAGGATCCGGAAGAGATCGCAGCCTCGATATCCGCACCATTTTGGGCCCGATAGAGATACGCAGAAATGTTTTTGATTCTAGCAAGTTTGAAGGAGTAATACAGTTTCTAAGATCCGGCGCCATCGTAGTTGGTGATAATTATGGTACTTATGATCCCACTGCCACCCGCGAGACAAAAGCGGCCATCGATCAAATCGATAACAAGAGTACGTCCAATAACGCAAACCCCACCAAAGACGACCAGACTTTAATTGCAAGCCTCGCAGATATCCCAATCTCCTTAAACCTCTTCCTAAGATGGTTTTCCGAGATTGTCTCAAACAAGGGTATTTTTGGAAAATCCTTCAAGAACTTCTTGACTGAGGCAACAAACCAACTTATTGTTGCAGCCCTACAACAAGAAAGTTCCCGCCTTCTTTTGCCAAAGCAGGTGAGAAAGGTTAAAACAGTAAATTGGGAGTCTCATACAAAGCCCAACATGGCAGACCCTTTTGGGTTCATCAACAAAAAAGATAAAGGCCTCAAGATTGAGGGCAAAAACGCGCAGAGGATAAAAAAGTCCAAGAAAGGCACTCATCTGAAGCAACTAAGAGCCGATATAATCAAGAATATTGCCCTCGCCGGCGGCGCCAACACAAGCGAATACGTCCTCATCTACGCAGAATCAAAGCAATCAACCCGTAAATATAACGGCTCTCCAGATCAATATGCCGCTGACCTTGACGATAACGTCTATCATCTGTCCCTCGGACGCGACGTCGGCGTTGTCAAAGACATTAAGTTATCCGCGCCAACATCTGCAGAATTTGAAGCTATGCAGCTCCAAAAAGCATCAAAAACCGACGGCACAATTAAGACAAAGAGGATCTACAACGCCACCGTAACCCTGTATGGGGTTACTTTTTTCCGACCAGGTCAAATGATCTTCATTGAGCCGGCCGCATATGGAGACTTGGACAATTTAAAGGCACACGGCTTGTGTGGTTACTATACTATTACATCCATTTCAAGCAACTTCACAGTGGGGAATTTTGAAACCACACTGGTTTGTTCGTGGTTTTCGGAGGGATAAAGAAGTGAAAACGACAAGAGGGAATAATAATTTATCATCAAAATACTCTTATCTTCAGAGAGAGTTGTACGAGAAGGAAGTAAATGAATTCCTTCAGTCTAACCCACAGATCTCCTTGATCGACCTGCGTTCTAAGACTCTGTATGGTAAGGTTGATCTTGATAACAAGATTGTTGTACCAAGATTGGAATATCTTGTTTCGTATAACGGAACCACCCACGTCATGCCGTTTGTGTCGAACGCATTGACCGACCTAGCAGCCCGTTTTCAGAAGAGACAAGAGCGAGGGACCATGCGAAAGTCTGGACCATATGCATCTCTTCAGGTCACACCACGAGAACAGACATGGAAAGAAGAGTATGTTGATTATTTGGCAACCTTGAGGAGCGCCTATTTGCAGGAACTGCGAAGCTCGAAGGTTAAGATGGATAAACTTGCGAACTTCAAAGAGTTTGTGCTAGACTTCATCGATTTCACGTCGATTGCAAGTCCTCGTTTTCCAACTACATTCTCCAAGTTTTATATTTCCAAGATATCCACAGCATTCTCCTCTGGCTGCATCGTTGATCTTAATTCAGAGCAGTATGGTAATGACCACATATCTACTACAAAATATTTTGCTGACGTCAACTTTAAGACGTTTGCACAGGAAGCCCAAAACCACGGCTTCATCCTTGATCGACACGCCCCATGGCGCCTCGTCGCAAATCTGAAATCTGAGCCAATGCAAGAATACATGAAGGCATCCGGTTACGCGAACATGAAGGATGCTTTTGACAATTTATATTTTAATCCCTTTTCTCCCGAATTCTATGAATTGATTAAAATGTTGAACTTTATTTATGCCGAAGCCTTCCAGCCCGGTTCTACATATGCGGAGATTTGTTACAAGAATGGCAAAACCTCGTATTCTCTCAAGCCCCGCGAACACTTCGATCCAACTCTGTTTAATTCACTCGAAGAGATGACCGAATATCTTGGATACCCATTTTGGCTTCGAGTTTATGGCTTCATCAAAGCAAGGGAGATAAATAAAGACTTGACGCAGAGAGAGTTTGATGATATAATAAGAGAATCAGTAGTAATTAATAAACACATTGACACAGATTCAGCCCTAGCTTATATTAACAAAAAATTTAACCCGCTTGAAACACCCACCATTGACCGAAAACCATCATTTGTTTTCTAGGTGATATATGACATATTTCGTCACTTTGGACGATAAAAGAGAATGCGTCGGCATCTACAACGATGGCGAATTGCACTTCAATGATTTTCCAGCCAGCCTAACGCGAACATGGAAGCCTACATTGTCTTTGGCATCAATATCTGCCGACGATGCAGACTTTGCATATCTATATGGACAGGGAGGCACACTCTCAGAGTTGTGTCCAGAGGAACTCAAGCCTCAGTGGAAAGATATAAACAAAAGAATGATTGCATACCAAAGTTCCTTCCGAGAAGCGAAGGTCGACCTTAGTGAAAATTGTTTATTTGACCTCATCCCCATGCGTTATTTGACCGAGTTCTGCTATCTCAAGACGGAAATCATTAAACACGTTTTTAAAACCCG